GAGCCGTCTCAGTTGAGTCGAAGTAATCGACGGTGTATTTCCGCCGGATGAACGCATGTGACTTGCCATTGGTTAAAAAAGTGTCATCCCGAAGGGAATCCAAACCAGCTTGGGCACACCGTCTGCCCTCCCATTTGTAGGAGCGTAGGGTGTTCCGTGCATCCATACGATGAACTTCATCATAAAAATCATCATCATCTTCGCTGATCCATTCGAGGCCGGACTTATGCCGTTGTGCCAGTTCGATTTCAATAAAATCAACAAAGCTATCCATGACAACGCGAAAAATCCGCGTATCAACATCGTAATACTGCCCTCGTTTTAGTGAGGTTGAATGTGCAGCGAGGATATGAATCTTATCGACATATCGATTCAAAAAATATGAACATACATCGAAAAAAGGTTCAGCGAGATATTTGTTCCATACCCGCTGAACCTTGTGTAGAAGGGTGGGTTTATAGGTGTTAGCTTCCGATTCCATCGGCGTTCACTCCACAGTCAATCAAATTTACGTTATGCTTGCGCCAGCACAAATCGTTAACACTCTGGCGATCATCAAACACGATTGCAACCTTGCTGGCTGGCATTGCAAGATAAAAACGTTCCTTGACCTCATAATCAGGAATGCGTTCCGATGCACTCCTCATGAACAGATAGTCACACGGCACGTCATACTTGTTCAGCCAATCCATCGTAATATACTGATAGGTATCGGGCCGACCAGTCATGATACAGATGGTGTGCGTCTTGCTGAGTTCCTGAACCTGCTGGATGATATTCATGATAGGAGCATCGTTCCCCATAAGAGAAAAATACTTATCCCACTTTACGGGCTTCGCTTGCAGAATGTGCTCACGGTGGCTTCCATCGGCAATCGTACCATCAATATCCACAATCGCAATGGGCTTGTTTCCCCAATTGATCAGGCCATTGAACAGTGCGGTCTTGCTAATAATCGCCTTACCGACACGCTCTTTCCCGAGACGGGCGGCATCGCGCTCAACACAAACTTCGAAAGGCGTATGAAACTCCCGCGTTTCAAAATTCGCACCAATTGCTTCCGCAAAATCCTTCCACATATTGATGGTACGGAAAGAAAGATTGGTATCGTCGATGATCACGTTGTAACCGTTATGAAGCATGGTTTCAAGGATCGACTTTTCTACTGCAATCACGCCCTTTTCCCGGGCATTGCTCCACACGCCACCAAAGAATTTGTCACGAATGGAGTCACGATTGACGCGCAGCCATTTATGATGGTCGGCAATCCACTCTTTCGCGAAGGTGGACTTTCCAGAAGCCTGAAGACCGACCAATGCCATAATCGTGCGCTTTTCCTTAACCTTTGCCATGTTGTTCCTTTCTGTGTTTGATTATATCACAGTTTTTCATTTCGCTACAACGTTCCGGTTGAACATTTCCAGATTGCCTTACCGGGAAGTGAAATGGTTTTGTTCATCGGTTCGTTACAATTCCCACAGGTGGGAACGGTTGGGTTATTCATCGATTGTAACAGTTCAGTCTTTGTGCCACACTTCGGGCACACATATTCATAGATCGGCATTCAATTCAACTCCAGCTAGATTTAACTCCATAATACGTTCAGGGGTGGCCAGTGTAATCCGAGAGGTAGGAACAGTGTAATCTTTATCCCATTGATCAAAAATAACCTTCACGCTGGCCCATCCCTTCACAATTGCTATGATCGTCCCGAGGACAGGACGGGGATCAGAGTTAATATCATAGTCTCCCCACCTATCTGCGCGAACTTCAACAATAATTTTTGACCCAGCCTTCAACTCATCCATTTGTTCCTCCTGCAAATCTTCCACCCAATGCAATTAGCATGATTTCTTCCGGCGTGGCAGCAACCAGTGACCGTGGAAACACATATTCAATGACGATTTTTGCTTTCTGTGGATGTTCGATTTTCACCCGTATCTGACAGGTCTTTTCATCAATACTGAGCACTTGGCCGATGGTTCGATAATAGGTGTGCAGTGGCCATTGATACTGGTCTTTGAATTTGACCCACATCGATGGCTCCACAATTGTTTCATCGGATAGTTTAAAGTAGGCTCCCATTATTTTGTCCCTTTCTGCTGCAGGTCGCGCAGAAGCGCACATGCAAACTTCAACAACTGTTCCTTGGTGCTGTAGCGACCATTGAGAAAAACGTCTTCTGTGGTCTTCAAGGTTCTCTTGAATTCTACACAAGGCTTGAATCCAGCCGCTACCAGATCATCACCAGTAACCAACGGACGAGCATTGACCACATCGAGATTATCCTTCAGAAAATTCTCAACACGCTCAAACGCATCGAACTTGTTCACCGAAGCCATCGAATCCAGCTTACCAAGCGCAGTCAACTCATCGAAGTTCAGGTTACGGCAGAAGCGAACCAAAGTGGCATTCTTCATGACCATAACACTTCCCCACTTCATGTGATTTTCGGTGTGGCTTGCGACAGCCTTGACCACATCATTATCATACTTCAAGCGGCGAAGAACGTCAACTGCCATAGCCACACCCACCTTTTCATGGCCAAGGAACTGCACCTTGCCATTATTTTCGGTACGAGTGACGGGCTTTGCCACATCGTGCAGCAAGCAAGCCAGTGCAACATTGAGATTCTTGGGTGCAACGCTCTTTAGATTCTTGAGCATCAGCATTACGTGGTTCCAAACATCGCCCTCGGGATGATGCTTCTTGCCCTGCTCACAACCAACAAACGTGAGCACTTCAGGAAGGAAAACGGCCAGAAGACCTGTATCCCGCAACAATTCCATTCCGAGAACGGGATTATCGCTCAACAGAACCTTGTTGAATTCGTCACGAACCCGCTCAACTGAAACCTTTGCAAGCAAGTGAGCGTTATTCTTGAGTGCAGCAAGAGTGTTCTCTTCCACGGTGAAACCAAGAGTAGCAGCAAAACGAACACAACGCAGCATACGCAGCGCATCCTCTTGGAAACGAAGATCAGGATCACCAACACAGCGAACAACCCGGTTGGCCACATCTTCGAGTCCACCAACATAATCCAGAACTACATTATTGCTGGTGAGCAACAGTGCGTTCATCGTGAAGTCTCGGCGAGTAACATCCTCACGAACATCAACTACCAACTCGACCTCGGTAGGACGGCGACCATCAACATAGCCACCTTCGGTGCGATACGTGGCAACTTCATATTCAAAACCATCAAGGCGAACAAGCGTTACACCGAACGCTGCTCCAACAAATTGCGTATCCTCGAACAACACCGATACATCTTCGGGACGAGCACTAGTACAAACGTCCCAATCTTTTGCAGGAAGGTCCAGCAGTTCATTACGAACACCGCCCCCAACCAGAAATGCAGTAAACCCTGCATTTTCAAGGGTTGCAACAACTTCGAGAGCGGTCGTTTTCATCGTCATGGGAAGTCCTTTCTGTTACTCTTTAATAATAGCAAAAACCCCTTCCCATGTCAATTAAAATTCACTTCCATCTTGAAGATTTTTCATATGTTCGCGCACTTCATCGAACGTCCATGGAGTGAAATTGTGGCCATCTACTCCCACATCAAAAGATTTGTAGTATGGGGCCAGCTTATTGTGACAATGGCCATGTAGCATCCATGATCCACGGAAAGCACCGTCCCATGCTCTCAATGGATAGTGACACATGATGATCCTCTGTTTTTCAACCGAAATATCAGCAAGATCGTGCATCGATTCCCAACCAGTCAAACTCTTGGCAATCCTGTCATGATTACCGATAATCAAATGTTTATGGCCCTTTAATCGGTTAAAAATTTTTTGAGCATAGGACGGATCACATCGGAATGCAAAATCCCCTAATACTCGCACTGTATCTCGATCATGCACCACGCTATTCCAATTATCAACCATTGTTTCATCCATTTCTTCAACATTGGAAAAAGGGCGATTACAAAGATTGATAATATTGGCATGACCGAAATGTGGGTCAGCTATGAACAATTCCACTTTTTTGTCTCCTCTCGATATGACTTTTTCAAAAATGACAACACCAAGTTGTCCAGTTTTTCTTTCAGTTCAGGCGATTGATCGGGTAGATCACTCTGTTCAATCAGTGCCTCCAATTTTTGCAGATTGGGTGCGACAAGTGCATCATTGATGTATTCTCGGCTGTACAGTCCACTCCGAATTTCCCGCAACAATTTCACTCTATCAGCGGGGAACGGAAAAGTGATAAACCGATTTTCAACCACATCAATTCCGCTCAATACGATGCGCACTGCATGACTTAACGCTTTGAAATCCGCGCCCTTGTTATTTGCACTCTGTTGGACCCGACTTCCATACGATTTGATGTTTGCCTTGACGGTTAACAGTGCGGTTTCCACCCGAGACGAATATGGAATGGTTACGCGATTGATAATCACACATGGTTTCAAATGATCCGCTGATGCAAGATATTCCGTAACCTTCATGTAATCAGAATATTCTGCGGCCAGATTGGTGATACGCCCCATCAATTCATTGGAGGTATCAATTCGCAGATTGTTGGGAAATTTAACCAACAAATCACGGATTGCTTCCCATGCCAACAAACGCATTCCTTTATCAGAATACAGCATCGCCTGATGGGTGCTATAATTGACCAATTTCTGCACATTTTTGGTCAAAAACTGATCACGGAGAACTGCGCAGAATTTTCCAAATTCCGGGCTATTCAATTTTGCACCCACAACATTTTGTCCCACCGTGAAAGCAAGATCGATTGCATAGCTCTGGCCCATGTAGAAATCATACGCAAATTGATGCAACGGAATTCTTTCCGTGTCAATATCCCCTGCGGAATTCTTTCGAGAATTATCGGTTGTGTTATCCGATACATTCTTGATCTTCTTGCCCAACAACAACTCATCAAGGCTTGGAAGGACTACACACTTAAAATCCCAATCGGAAGTTGGGGTGTCTGTTCCAAACAGGCGTGAACCGTACAAGGATGAATACAAAATGTTCATAACTTTCTCCCTTGACAAACCTTATCACAACATGTGGTTGCTGTCAACTATCTTTTGTTGAGTGTTGCTAACAACCCCTGTAGTTTGTCCTGTTTGTTCGAAGCACTAATAGAGGGCTGGATTACCTGCATGTCGCTGCCCTGTTCCTTAGCCCATGGATTTGAACCTGTCACACCATTTACAGGCGGAGCATTGGGGTCTTTATCAGTGATGCGGAGAGAATCTGCATTGTATGCCATATCAAGTTTCATTCCAACGCCGCTACTGTTACGGGTTTTCAGGAATTGGTATTGCAATTCTCCTCGTTCCTTCATTGCGCGAGTTTGATAAATGCCGTACAGACCATCTGCAGTATAAACCTTTGTGATACCACCAGAAATATTAGCCTGAGAGAATTCTGTTTCATCAACACCGCTTCGATTAAGCTGTGCAGCAGAAGCAAGAATGACATTTTCTTCAATAGCAAAGTTGCGCAATTCTTCCGATACGTATTTGTCTTTAATGAACAAATTTGCAGGATCAATCTTCACACCATCCGGCAGCATAAGGTCGATGTAATCTACCGCGATATAATCAAGCTCGATTCCTTCTTTAATTCGAAGTTCCTTGACATACGCTTTCAATGCATTGATCTTGCTACCTGCCGGAAGAAATTTGATTTTCAATTTACCATTTTTCTTTCCTGCTTGCCGTACCTTGAAATCAACTTCATCCAGCTTTGAATAAATTTCCTTTGAACGAATTCCTGTCAGCATTGAATCGAGACGCATTGCAACAAGTTCAGGCTTCAGTTCAAGAGTTACATAAATTCCATTCAATCCGGCCATCGTCCAGTTCAGAGCTAGATTCTGAAGGCTAAGACTCTTGCCGCCACCAGACTGAGCAGAGAAAATGTGAAGTTCGCCACGACTGAAACCACCGAACATGATTTCATCCATTGTCTTCCAACCAGTCGAAGTCTGACCATTACTCTTCTTCAGTTCATCAAGACGCTCTTTAGGATCACGATAATAATCCAGCCCCATATCTCTGGTTAATGAAACCTGCACCGCGTTTTTAATCTTGCCCTCAATCGGGCCATAGTCATCATTGTCCAGCAGGTCAACACATTCCAAGATGGCTCGGTTCAGTTCTCTTGAACGAGTGAACTCCTCGAATGAATCAAAGAACCACGGATAATGTGACTTATCCAAACCTTCCATTGGAATAAGATCAGTCGAGTTTGCCGCATTCACTTGCGCGACAGTTGGAATGGTTGAATAGGTATTCGTGTATTCCTGAATGTACTTCGCTACTGGCTTTAAACTTTCCGTGAAATTATTTGGGTTATAGATATTCTGAACGCGAGTATATAGCGATGGCTCCGTTAGCATGAACGACAAAAATATTTTTTGTTCCTCTTCTTTATATTTCAAATAACACCTTCCATTTTCAATTGTTGTAATATCATTTTTTGTTTTACTTTTATTTTCAAATCATAGTTGTTTCGGGATGCCAGAATCATTTTGACTGTATAGAGCAACCCATTATCAACAACACATTCGTTTATGTCTTTGTACTTCCAATCTGGTAGGCTTACATCCCATCCGAAATCAATTGCAGTTCTGATTAAACTGTTGGAATTTTTCATAGACAAACCAGCAGTGTCATAATCAGGCACAACGATCACTTGCTTACCAGTATCATGAATGAATTCCGCCTGTGTATCACTAATGACGTTATGCAGAACCGCAAGCCCGGAAACACTTATCGCATCAAAAATTCCTTCACATACAATGATCCAATTATGTTCAGGTTTGATGAAATCCATACCAAACACATAATCCGTCGAAAGGTTCATGATGAAACGTGGGTCAGAATTTACAATTGATCGTGCAGTGTACCCTATTGTCGTTCCGTAATTATTGAATGGTACAATGATTCGATTTTTCAGTTTGTAATTGGTACTCCCGAAATAGGTGTAACTATCCAATGATAACCCGCGAGAATTTAAATATTCAATATGATTTTTATGGGTGCTGTCGATTTGATAGGAATCAGGAATCGGAATTGGCTTTGCTACTCTGCGGGTGTAATGGGACAGTTCTGGATTTATGTCTTGAACTTTTCTTGCAATCATTTTCAATTGCAGAATTTCATCGTTTGAAAAACCCATCCACTTTAATAGATTTTCGAATTTAGGATAGATTGCTCTGCCTTCTTGATATGAGGCTTTGAATCCACAATTAAAGCAGGAGATAACTACTCCGTCGCCAGAGAGTTTCATCCCGCCTCTCATGCGCCTGTCTTGTGATTCTCCCCTATGTGAACAACATACTGCATTTCGGGTAATCCATCCAGCAGGACTTGTTTTCGTATTGGCGGTACATAGCCATTTGTCGTAAACTGCTTGGATAACTTCATTCATGTATCCATGATACGACAAGAAAAATCATAATTCAATACGAATCACAGCCGAATATTGCCGCCTGTTACAACGTCACTAACAGCAGTAATATTTGAAGTGTTGTCCATCATCAGGCGAATAGTTTGGAATGCTCCCGATATATTCTGCAACACTAAACCGGATGTGTTTGCGTAGTTGACCATTGACACGTTTGCGTAATCACTATCAGTCGGATTAGTAATACTTGCACCCTGAGCGATAATGTTTCCAGTATAATTGTTCAGATCGATACAGGCTGTAGCAAGTGAACTATTGAGAGGGCGATGCGACAGATCGATTGCTTGAGTGGTTACATAGGTATTCCCTAAAGTGGTCCATTGCAGATCAACAGGAGCAGTATTTGCGGAAATCGGCCCGGGACATAATTCAACCACCAATCTGGTACTATGCGCATCATCCATGAAGATTGGATACACTACAGCATTGGCATCTACACCTGTCATTCCTAGCTCGTAGAGGCCACTAGGAAGCGATGATAGCTGCGAAGCAGTATAGGTGGTCATCATTTTGCCATTAGCGGAATCTACCGCTGTTGCAATATTAGAAGCCAGTACATTATTTGTGCTTGCTTCAAATAGGGCAGTCTGGATAGTGATATTTGAAACATTGACTCTTTTTTGATCGGAGTCAAGGCAACGAATCTTAATTGGATTGGTTACACCTGAATACAACTTGATTGGACTTGAATACATTGGCGATCCCTCATTGAATGCAGTAATATTCCCAAAATCAGCGAACACCACTGATAATTGGGACCACTCGAAATATGACTTAATTTCCATATAGGTATTTATGGCGAAGCGAACAGCGTCATATTTCCTCTATAGTATTAAGGGAAAACCTGACGTTTTTCTTCTGTAAGAAATTCCAAAAATGAATTTAGCACTGCACCACCCATGATTGATATGATGTTCGTCAAATTATGAAATAGTTCATCGTCGATAAATAGAGGTAGTTTCGATATTCCAACGAGGGTAAACAAAGACTTGACTCAACCTGAAAAAATTTACCAAACCTTAACCGAAAAATTTCCGTTCTTGTCTATTGTAGTGTATGGCGCAAGGGAAGAAGAACTAGTGGGAGTGATTCAAAACGCCGATCCGGTTGTAACTTGCCTCTATGATTTTGGTATGATCCAGTCTGACTCCGAAAAAAGAGAATTCCTGATGCTGGCGGAACGCTGGTGGTTTGAGAGTAACAAGCTACTTCCAATCAATATTTTCCTCAAGGATGAATGGAGCAAATTTCGATACACGTTCAAAACCCTTGCCACAAAAGAAACGGTGTTAGTACATGGCCCTTGTACAAGTTTATCTTTGTTGACCCAAAAAAAGAAAAGACGTTCAACCATTGTGGTCAAACGTCTTTAACTGGACTTGATGTTATGATGACAATCGGAAGGCCATTGCTTCCTCGGGTGAAAGAAGTTCATAGTTCACAAACTTATCCACAAAACATTTTGTATTGCATTTAAGAACGGGAGCAATCACGGGTAGCGTTCGAATTCCACAGGTTAGGGTCATACTTTGATCGGTGAATTGCAACACACAACCTTTGCACCATCCTCGGGTGATACGAATGTAATCTCCGGGTTTTAACTCTGGATTTTTCATCGCGATAGCTCAATCTCCATTATTTCTTCTGGTGTCAATTGAACATAGGTTTCTGATGGATAAAGCGAACAAGTGCGGCAACAGGCTAATCCCGATATTGTCTCCATATCAGCGATGAATCCGGTGTCGATCATTATACTGTCGGACGTGGTTCGCAAAACACAACCATCACAAGCACCTTCAGTGATTCGATAATATTGACCACTTTCACAGACTAAGTTCATTTGGATAATTCGGCCTCCATAACCTCTTCGGGTGATAACACTTCCCATTTATCCTGCCCGTTCACAATAGAGCAGCGACGGTCAGCGATGAGATCGATATCATGGCACTTGGGAATGACGGCGGCCAATTCAATTCTGTGATTGGTCAGTGGATTATCTTCGAAATGTCCGACAACACGCAACACACATCCACGGCACACACTCGGGCCAGCACTATACGTGATACGAATGCAATCTCCGGGTTGTAATTCATCGATATTCATCGTGATAATTCAATCTCCATTGCTTCCTCTGGAGTTAATATTTCGTATGTCTCATCATCGTCAGCGCGACATAAATTGCCTTGATCCCACAAAAAACAGTGAGGGGTCAATACTGTTAACTGACACATTGCTCTGCCCCCCGTGTCTGTGTTGTCAATACAACTTGCATCTGTGTATTTCAAAATACAACCACAGCAACAATCGGGGCTAGTGATGCGAAGTACATCGCCGGGTTTTAACGTTGGTGGATTCATCGTGATAATTCAATCTCCATAACTTGTTCCGGTGTCAAAACTTCATACGATTCCCGTAGTGAGATTGAACATAATCGGGTTATTCTAGAACAGCCAGAATTGGGTGATACCGCTTCCAATCCATGAATACTCCAAACGTACTTCCCCAATGCACTATATTGTGTTTCCCGCAAAACACACCCAGCACAAGCACCAGTAGTGATTCGATAGTGTTGGCCATGTTGCATCGTTTCGTTCTTCATCGTGATAATTCAATCTCCATCAATTGTTCTGGAGTTAATACTTCGTATGTCTCATCTGCATAAACCATACAACTTGGTTTATTGAATTTGTTGCACCAATCATCGCTGGCACGGATGACTGATAAATGTAGGTAATCACCTTTGTCTTTAAAACTATCCTCGTTCATTTTCAAAACACAGCCATTGCAGCCAGCATGGGTGTCTGTGCGGCGAATGTAATCTCCGGGTTTTAACTCTGGGGTTTTCATCTTGACAGTTCAATCTCCATAACTTCTTCCGGTGTCAATATCTCGTAAGTATCCGACACCAAAACACAACAATCGTCGTTGTCACAATCACAATCAGAATGGTGGGCAGGTGTTAATCCCCACGTCCCTCGCTCATTGCGAAAACTCTCAGCAGTGAAAGCTAATACACACCCCTTGCATGTCGAGTATTGTGATTCACAGACGCGAAGCCAATCTCCGGGTTTTAACTCTGGGGTATTCATCTTGACAATTCAAACTCCATTGCTTCCTCGGGTGACAAAACAATTAAAGAATACTCCCGGCTATTTAACCGGGTAAGTGGCTTCTTATCGCCATTGCTAATCACATCGACCGCGAGATATTCTCCCGCCATAAACTTCACCCTGCCATAGTGATATCCTATTGGACTGTGCGGCGTTTGTTGCCATCTAGTTTCCGAAACGTACCATCCGATCATGTCTCCGATGGATATAATATCGCCTGTGCCAGAATACCACGGAATGTCTACCAATTGCAATCTATCTCTGCATTCATTTGCTTCTTGGGGGCTGGCCAGAATCAATGAATCTAGATGGCATCTGATGGTGCGGCTTCCGTTATTCGGAATCCACACGACTGCATCGTCGCCGCCGACTGATTCAATGATTCCCCAATCTGCCCACACTCGATAACACACTTCCCTGTTTTTGAATTTCACTATTTGATGAGGTATAAACATAGATTCTCCTGATCAGCACGATAGCTGAATTTCCATTGCTTGTTCTGGTGACAAAATTTCATAACTGTCGAACTCTGAGATTGAACATAACGCCCCCCTAAGACAATCATCGCTTGACACTACTTCCAGCCCAGTGAGCATAGAACATGTCTCTTTGCTGGATGAAGTTTCGCGCAGCACACAGCCACAGCATTCACTTGAAGTGATTCGGTAGAATTCGCCCCTTTTCATCGTTGATATTTTCACTGACATAGCTTAATCTCCATAACTTCTTCCGGTGTTAATAGTTCAAATTCATCTCCATATTCGACTCTGCATCGAGCATTATCGAAATAAAGGATACATCTTTGGTCAGAGGGACGAACAATTTCCAACCTAGATATTTCCTCTTCGATACGGCTGTTTTTGGCCACGCGCAAAACACAGCCTACGCAACGAATGTTAACGCGTGACCCCACGTTGATGATGTGGAGGCAATCTCCGGGTTTTAACTTTGGATTTTTCATCGTGATAACTCAATCTCCATCACTTGTTCCGGTGTTAATATTTCAATTTTCTCATCTGCATAAACTCTACAACTTGACTTGCTGGCCCCGCTGCACAAAACATGGTTGGCACGGATAACTGATAACAGTAGGTATTCATCAAGGCATTTTTCATTACATTCATCCATTTTCAAAACACATCCATCGCAGCCAGTTTCACTGGCCGTGATACGAATGTAATCGCCGGGTTTTAATTCGCTGATGTTCATTGTGATAGCTTGACCTCCAATACCTCTTCTGGAGTTAACAAAACGTATGTCATACCAGTATCGAAAAACAGTAACTATCTTTATCTGTCGAACACCCTTCCGCCGATGGTCGAAGTGGCAGAGCGCGTAGAGACAGCATGTGCTGGGATAAGGCATTACGGAGTCCACCATCGCGTTGCAATATACAACCAACACAATGAGTACGGTGAGGCGCACCAGTGATGCGAATACAAGCTCCCTGAGCCACTTCAGTATGATTCATGTTGACAGTTTGACCTCCATTACCTCTTCGGGAGAAAGAAGTTCGACACTATCACTCTTCATTAAGGAACATGTGTCGCCACGCCTGATACACACTGGCCCGATAGTTTCCATAATGGCAACCATGCCCTTCTTCCCGTTCACGAACTTCAACACACAACCTATACAAGACACATTGAAGAGACTTCCGGTGATGCGAACATAATCTCCGGGTTTTAACTCTGTGATATTCATTGGGATAACTCAATCTCCATCACTTGCTCAGGAGTTAATATTTCAAAACGCTCACCACTATCAAGGGAGCAAAACTTTGTTTTGTGAGTGAATCCACAGGCATTGGACACAGTTGATAACTTAGACCAGCAACCCTCATACACATCATCAAGATTCAAAACACTATCATTTGTGCATTTCAAAATACAACCATCGCATCGTCCGCAACCATGTAGACGAACATAATCTCCGGGTTTTAACTCTGCGATATTCATCGTGATAGCTCAATCTCCATCGCTTGTTCTGGAGTTAATAGTTCGTAGTTATCCTCTACTTCAAGTTGACACTCCTCGGCATAGCCTCGGCTACTACACCATGGCGATTGTCTAACCACCAGAATATTGAAATGACTTCCAGTGAATCGCGACACGCAACCCACGCAAGCTCCCTTATTATATTCACTCGCAACAATACGAACATAATCTCCGGGTTTTAACTCAGGGTTATTCATCTTGACAGTTTGACCTCCATTACCTCTTCGGGAGAAAGAATTTCAATATTATCATCCTTCGTTATGTGACATGCGTTGCCAAACCTGCCGCACACTGGCCTGATAGTTTCCATGATGGTGAAAAACCGATCAAACGAGGAACCACGTATGTATTTCAACACACATCCGGTGCAGCCACATTCACTAGACGTGAAGCGAACATAAGCTCCGGGTTTTAAATCTGTGATATTCATCTGGATAACTTGACCTCCATGACTTCTTCCGGTGATAATAGTTCAAATGTCATATTGGGGCCGCAAAAGCAACCCGCCTCACGAAAACAACTACTCGCTTCTGATGGCTTGATCACAATGGCAAGTGGGGCATCCACAAGCCAGTCATGGCTATCAACGATCCAATCATCGCGTTGCAATACACACCCGATACAAACTGTGCGTGAATGTGCAGCTGTGATTCGAATGTAATCTCCCTGAGCCACTTCAGTATGATTCATCGTGACAGTTTAACCTCCATGACTTGTTCTGGAGTTAACAGTTCGAACTTGTTATCCCCCAAGAGTTTACACGAAAACCCTCGCTTGCATAGTGGAGAGTCCACCGCCCGATAACCTCTACGTCTAGCTCCAGTGACCTCCAGCACACATCCCACACATTCATCACAACTACTCTTAATAATACGGACACCAACCCATTGCTGCATGATTCTCCCCCCAACCGTTAATTTACCACCGTAACACGAGCCAACTTCTTCCACTCGGTAGGATAGTATGATGCAAGATCGGCAACGTTGATTACCGTGCGAAGATTCAGGTTACGAATCTTGGCGGCATTTTCCTGCACAAATTCCATGATTTCAAGGCAGGTGTCATCGTCGAACGCATAGTTGTCCAGCATACCGTTGCTCAGAATCAGGCTCTCAATACGCAGCATCTTTTCGCGCTGAGTGTGAACCGTCAAATCAAGGTAATGGCTACGGGTCAGCAGCGCATCCAAGTGAGGCTTACGGGCATCAGTGTCGCGCAGATTCTTCACGTCAATGTTTGTGATGAAGATTACTGATCCTTCAAATTCGAAGCTGCGAGGAACATCATTGTCCCGCAACTGAGCGGCATCGGAACCCCAATGAATAGTACGGGTCTTCTTGCTGTCCAGAGCCGCCTTCAGGACGTTCACGGCATCCTGATCATTGAATACCGAGTCGCAGTCGTCCAGAACGATTGTATCGGTCTTGTGGCGATATTCGTACAACTTCATGTACAGCGCGATTGGGCGCATCTTTCCACTGATGCTAATAAAGCGATGGCTATCACTCTTAGCGGTCTTGCGCTTCGATTCAACATAGTCACTAAGAGTGGCCTCTACTCCATAGGACTTGCCAACACCTGCTGCACCAGAAACAACCAGTGAACGGATTGCGCCCTCGGCTGCTGCAAACGTGAGACGGTCCAGCACTTCAAACCGTTCATTGATTCGGGCGATGACCTCAGCATCAGTCTCGATCTTGGCAACCGAGTTAACAAAAGGATTGACGGTTTCCACTGGATTGCAATCCTTGCCATTCTGGGCATGGGTTTCGCCGTGAATGGTATAATCACGGTGGCCCTGCACATAGATACGGGCATCAACCGCACCAAAACGAGCTTCATCGCGAACAGTGATAAACGGTCCAAGGCGACCCTTGTCATTCAAGTCACGCACCAACGGCACGGTAATGTTGGTAATTTCGGTGTTGCGCCAGAGTCCGTTATGAATGGTTACAGTCGCCATGTGTTTGATTCCCTCTTGTGTTTGGTGTGATTGACTACTCTTCTAATATAGCAAGGGAATAATAATTTGTCAAAGAAATAATTGCAAAAACAATAATTATTATTGAAAAAGGGAGCCTTTCGGCTCCCTTTTAATCTTCTTTTAAGTCTTCCACAACAAACTGGTCAAAAGATAATTTCATTTTTGGAACAGGTACACTTGGAACTTCACCTGTGTATTCGGTTGCCACGGTAATATGTGGCTTGTAAGATTCGAAATCGCTGGTCGCACCCAAATCCATACACTTAGAATTCAGCGATAACAGACCGGGGCTGGTGAGGGTCAATACCAAACAATCACCGAACACATCCCATCCCTTGACGGTGGCGGTAATCGGCAGCGTTGGTTTAATTCCTTCAACCTCCGAAACTCGCTTACGCGAATAGATCACGGTGCAGTGATATTCATCCATCGGAACAGCATTTTTCAATTCCAGTTTCGATATAAACTTGTGCAACTTTTCTTTATTCTTGTCGCAGGGCAAAACGGACGCATAGGTTCCGATTGAAGCGGCTTCTTGCTCCTGCTCCGCTTCTGCTAGATATTCTCTGAAAGTTTTCATTTAATCTCCGTCTCATTTAATGATCGAAAAAACGTTTCTAAATCTCCGTTAGTTAAAGACAGCACCATTGCGTGTTCTTGATTCCACGTGCAATACATTTGCGTGTTGAAAAAGAATGGTTCCTGTAATTTAGCTTGTCCAGTGAGTATTCGCCAGCTATATCTATCAATTTTTTGAATGGGAATCTCGATAGCACCCGGATACACTTGTTTAGCTAGTACATATCCATAGTTACTTAATCGATAATGATCAGGAAACGGGAGTTGCCACCAACTTAATTGGTCAACCGCCACACTTCGCTGAGTCAAAATCTTTTTAGTTGCGAGTTCCCATTCAATTCTAGACATAGCGTTTATTCAAAATGTTTCCAAAATATGTGGATTGCAATCCCAATTTCACTAATTCGTGCTTGTTACAGAATTTGGCGAAATGAATTCCGACCATGGATACTGTTGGCTTCGAGGTCGCAATCTGAATGGTTTCTTGGATTAGTTCTTTGACTTCTTCTGGTTGTTTCTTCAAATCCACCAGAGTGACGTTTCGCTGATAATCGTCTCCAGTAATGTGCTCGATCCCTTCATGGTCAGTCCAGCGGTGCATCATAACTGCTGCCCACGGAAACCCCTGTTTGATTCTATCATCAAACGCCTCTTCAAGACCGACCTTACACTTCGAGGATTTCATTCGAATGCCGGGATAGCTTGAAAAAATGTTATCGGTTGAACAACCCTTGACACTCTTTTCAAACAGCGCAAACGCTGGATTAGGGACTATTGGTTTTCCGAACTTGTCCAATACCTGTTTGTTATTATCGTCGGTGACACCTGTGAGAGTAATCGTGTGATTTTTCACACCGTCATAAATCCACACGTTGTCGGTGATGAGTTGTTCAAAATCCTTGTCGCCTGAAACAATAATGTGCTTATCGTTTGGATGGGCCTGAATAAACCCTGCAATCAAATCGTCGGCTTCTAGAATCGGATTGTCAAGTACAGTGCAATTGGTCTTCTCTGTAAGATACTCTTTGAACAGCGTGAGCACTTCAAAAAAGTAGGCAGTCTCTTCTTTCTCTTCTGGTGTAGCCTTTGAGGATTTATCAATACGCTGACGTTTGTATGGAGGATAAATTGCCTTTCGCCAAGATGAACCATCGAATGCAAATACAATATGATCCGCGTTGAACATTCTCTGCACCTTGCCAACACAGGCGAACAATAGGTGCAAGCAAAAACCAGCCCGGTCAACTTCGTTTCCTTTTGCCATGTGCTTTGCGCGATGAAACAAGTGACTGACATCAATCAATAAATAATTTCTCATTCGTACATCCTGTATTTGTCATTTAAAATAACTGTTTGGGATAGTTCTTTCCGTTTTTCTGGATCAGATAGTTCGTCATTCACGGTGTCCATGTATACACTGCCACACAATTCCGTGAACCAACTATCAACAATATCTGCGTCAGTATCGCCGGGATAATTAGCGCGTTTTAGCTTTGCAACAAAAACGTCATTCCAATCCAACTCTGCTGATCCTAGACTAATGTCGGTGGGATCAATGTCTAGGCTCACGATTGCTACCCACGGTTCGTGTCTCGCGGTAGCAGCAGCCTTTTCTCTATCCAACAGAGCACGTTTATCAATCAATGGATCATTGACTTCAATAGTAAACGATTCTTCGGATGAACCACCCGGGCCAACAGCTGTAATCGAATATGAGGTTGTAGTGGCAGGGCTGATTGTTAATGAACCGGATAGGGGAAGCTCACCTTGAGTGGACAGAAATGCTTTTGTGGCATGGTGCATTGTCCATGAGATTGTAACCAGAGTTCCTTTGATGATATTGCTATCCGAAACAGATAGTTCAATGGTTGGTGCAGGTTTTTTTGATATTCCAAATAATTCCATTAGTGATTGGATCATAGTTTGATCCTCCGAGGTAATTTAAAGGTATTTATATTATCGCATTTACAAAATCAAAAAACAATACAAAGGGCGGGATTTTTTCCCGCCCTTTGTATGATTACTTTGCCGATAGAGGGGCCATCTGGCCAGTCTGATAGGCATTGACTGCCTCACCTGCCAGCACGATCTGATACATCTTGTCACGGGCCGAAGAACCGCGAAGAACGGTCAATCCAATTCGTGCCTCAAGATGATCGGAAGGACAACCGAGAACACTACGAATGACTACTGACTGAACAATTCCAGACTCGCGCCACGTATCGTAATTACGGAGCATATCCAGCAACTTGTCCTGCTGATTGCGATAACCAACTCGCCCACCAGCCACATAGTCCATCATTCGATCTGCAATGTTCAAACCGTCAAGATTCGGAACAGATTCGCGCACAGCATTGATGAAAGCCGCCTTATCACCTGACTTATCGCCTGTACGACCCTTTGCGTAATCGGTGATAATCGAATCCAGCTTGTCGCTCTTGTACTTCACAATTCCAAGCTGTTCATAGAATCCCGATACATAGGTGGACAGGTAATTCTGGTTGGAAAGATACTGTGCATTCAGCGCAGTTTCCTTGGTGATTCCATCATTACGGAGTGCATTGATGTACTGATAACCAGCCAGTCCTCCGAAGAGTACGGTGGCGACGAATGCAATAACGATTCCTACAAAAATCTTCATGTTCATTCCTTTCTGGGTTGTTAGCGAAAACGTGGTTTTGTGTGATAGTAGCGGTTGTTATTGTTATAACGGTTGTATCGTTCTTCCTCCCGGGCCGATGCACGGAGTCCAAAAGCAATACCGATGAACACTGCACAGAGAACACCTATGAGGAGTACAAAGCCGCACTTGGCTCCAGAGTCAACAGCAACATCAGAAAGCAGATATTGATATCCTGTCTGACCATGCTTGCCCGACATACTGGTTCTATGGAAACCGTAACTCGGATTCCACATAGCAGATTCAATTGCGCCATCTGTATGGTACGACTTAACCACGCCATTGTCAATAGTGGAATAGGTATTCCCAATGATTTTTTCCGGTAGCAATGGAAGGTTGCGCATTTGTGACAAAGCAACAACCAGATTTTCGTTACCTGTTGGCATACCAGTAAATGCCCGGGACCATGCTACTGTTCGCCCATCCGTAGTACCTACCACGATAACTACACTATTCTTGGACAAAGCATTCTCATGGAATACTTTCGGATCAAGCCAAAAAGCCTTGAGTGAATAGGTGTAATCATCTGCATCAGTGACCATATTTGCGTTCACAATAACCAGATGTGCATCGCCTTGACGTTCAGTGCCGAGGGCAGCATCCATGTATTGCATTCGAGTTTGCCAATCATTGTAACAATTTGTCGGAACACCAACAAAATACACTTTCTTGGCATGGTAATAGTCTTCAATTGAAGAGTTCAATACAGGCAGCATTCCGCGATGTTTGTATCCTTCGATGCTGTTGGAATACTGGTGCAAAATTGATTGGTCACTGGCCAGCACATAATTCGCATATACAACACGAGTTGATACGGGGCCGGGATGACCAGATGAAATTCTTGCAGCCGCCTGTTCCCAAAATACCGGAGCACCTGTGCCAACCTCAGCAATCAACCATTCCGGTATCGGGCCTCGCCAGCCATGACGGTGTGCATCCTTCGGAAATCGACTTCCCTCGATATTGGTGTTCCCAAAACTGGTTGTAATTGAGTAATAATCCTCTTCATCGCTGTATGGACAGCTATGATAACGAGTTTCGGTGTGATAGGTGGTTGTACACTTGCCCTTGGAATCACAAGAGGTCGAAGGTACTTCTACTGTGTATGGATCACAATCATAAGTGTTCGAACATGATCCATCACGAGTACATTGCACCACCGTCTTGGTTGCAATTCTCTCCCATCCGTTCAAATATTGATGGAAGGTGATGGCATTATCGATGGCCTCACGCTTAGTTACAATCCCCGCAACAACGGTTACTGCAACAAGAACTGCTGCACCAATGACTGCCAGCTTCCATTGCTTACACAAGAAATACACCACGAGTGCAGCAACGAGAATCAAAACTCCGCAAATGAAATAACTGAATCCCATTTTTGTTCCTTTCTGGGGAGCTATTAGAGGCTCCCCAGATTCAATATATCACATTCCGAGGCAATGTCAAGATTAAAGTGTGACTGCGCCGATATTAAATGTGTGGGTAGCAAAACCGCTGTCAACTACAATCTCCATGAGACGATCAGAGAAAATCTTTACAGTCTTTTCTCCGTCCAATCCAAGAATGGTCTGGATAGCATTAAGAGGCCAATTGGCTTCGGAAACTGATCCAGTGACTTCAGCAAACGCAAACGCGCCCACCACTGAACTCTTGTCTCCGAGTGACACCATTAGGTTTCCGCCATCAGTCCATGCGGCGAAACTCTTGATCGTGTTTCCGACAGCCTGTGATTGATACTTCAAACGCTGAATTGCACGGGCAGAAGGGGTGAATGAAATATCCCACTTGATAGGGCGAAGAGTCTGAGTTGGAATTTGTGTTTCGACGATTGTGCTGGACATAAATCGATAATCATTACGGAAGTCGCCGGAAACATTTTGGAATGAAACGCTGGCTGGGTTATCAGACAAATGCCGTTGCATAGTGACCTGCGCATTCTCGCTATATTCAGGGATATTGAGAATGGTGTTAAGTCGTGCCAAATCAGGCAGACCAAAGACTCCCTTAAATTCGGGAATTGCCTTATGGAATTTACTGTGCAGATAAACAGTTTGGTCAGAACTCAAAGAAACAAAACCAGTTTCTTCATCAGTGCCTTCGACTTTTACAGTGTCCAGAATTCCGAGCGTGTGAGTGTGAGTTACAATTTCCTTTAGTGCGTCAATAATCATTTTGTTCTCCATTGATTGTTAATGTGCTGGCATCTTCACAAGACCAACTTAATCTCCAGTATTTCTTCTGCCGTAAGTATTCGATAGTTGTCATTGTGCCAGATGAATCGTATTGCAGGGAATATCCCTCTAGGATACACATAATGTCCTATAACTACCTTATTATGAATTGGGTCGGGAAGAGAGTTAATCGAAATAACACATTCCCACTTCTCGTTTGTGATGCTATCGGTGTCTTGCGCTAGGCGAACCCAAATTGGTGAAGGTGGGGCTGTCATAGGGATAGCTTAACCTCCATTATTTCTTCTGGTGTCAATAACCTATGATTAAGAGTGGTTGAAGGAACATCGCAGCGGCCTTGGCATGGGTCAATTGGGATAACGGCAAATGATAGTCCGTTCACCACCCGCAGAACACATCCATCACAATCAACCCGTTCATCGGTTATTTGAATCCATTTTTCTTGGGTCATTTTGAAACATTCTCCTATTGCGACAATAGAAAAGCGAGGGCTGCTTCTTGTGTGTCAAATCGATAAGTTGCATTACAATACAACGCAACCCGGGTTTGCATTGGTACATAGGGATATTCTTTGAGGGAACAGGTTGGTGGACATTCGCTTCCCTGTGCTCGGCCCGTGCCCCGCACTTGGCCCATAAAGAGTTTGTACGGGTAGTTGGAATTCATACCAACCACCCAATCTCCAATTTTAAGTCGCCCATTTTTGCAAATGCGATATTTCGGATCGCGATAGCTCATTCAAAATCTCCTGTCAAAATAATATCATGGTCTTGGAAGAAAAGCAAGAGCAGGTCGAAAGCGAATTAACGCGACAAGAGAAAAGCAAGGGCTTCTTCTTGTGTGTCAAATCGATAGCTCAGGTCACAACGCAATTCCACCCATTGTTGTTCATCAAATGCACAGACGAGGGGTTGTGAAATGTTGTATGCAGGGATCAGGTCGAACACTTGACCTGCTAAGGTATTGTGGGGCGGAAAATGATTTTCTCCAACCACCCAATCTCCAATTTTAAGTCGCCCATTTTTGCAAGTGTGATATTTTTGAACGTTTGGAATTTTCACTTGATTGCTCCGTTTCTTGTTAATTATATCACAGAACAATAATAAAAACCAATCTTGTCATCACCTTGACAGCCGGAATGCCATTAACTCTTCATCTGTCATGTCACCCGATTCACTCACTACAACGCAGTCCCAATCTATTGTGATTTTATGCTCGGTTGAGACATAACTACCCAATGCTAACTCTGGAAAACGAATAGGGTTCCCCGAATCCGGGAGCACTCCCCAACCTTCCACCATCATACTGTTGGATTCAGGAGAAATAGATTTCACTTGATATAACATGAAGAGTTCACCAATCATGATGATCGAACCAATTTTCATGCTTTGGCCTCATATGACAGGCGAAGTTCCATAACCTCTTCGTCGGATAACACAACAAATTTGTCTTCGGCGCACAACGATATCGTTGCTTTGCTCCATGCTTCTCTTGGTGGGAATAATGTCCTACCAATGACGAACACTGAACCAGTCGGCAAACTCTGTACTTCATATATTGTTCCGGCTATTGCGCAAATTAACACATGTCGCTCGGCAATTTCTGTCATCTTGATCACAAAACTCATTTTAACACCTATTCTTTGCTCAGATAATGTTCCATTGATTCTTCGGCAGTTAAGGTTTCATATTCATCTGTTAATATGATACAATGATCACCCATCATCGAGTCATGAATATAAGCCGGATGGCAACAGTGAGGCGGGGGCAGAATCGGAATAGCACTGCCTCCGAAAGCTGGTGGGTCAAAATGCAACGGTAGCATCACGCAACCGTT